GAACCAAGCAGCACCTGCACCACGTTGCGCATCACGCCCGAGTACAGGCCCGGCTTCAGCATTGACGCCTGCGACCACCCAGGCGAGTTCCACTGCATGGGCAGCTCGGTGCCTGCGTTCGAGTCAAAGTACGGCGGCGCCACCGTGCTCGGCACGCTGGCGTAGCTGTGCTTGCCGTACTGCCAGCCCTTGCCGAGGCTGTACTTTGCGGCATAGGCCGTCGATGGCTGGAAGGCCCAGGTTCCGCGCCGCAGCACACCAGTCACCGGGTCGTTGCGACTGATCAGCGCGCCAAAGTGCATCATGCCGGACTGGTACGGCGGGCAGAGCGTGACTTCTTCGCCGCCCGACTCCCAAATCGTCACTCGCGCGTGGCCGTTGCTAATGTGGACTTCGATGCGCTGGGTCGGTGACACCTGCCACTGCTGGTACCCAAACTGCTGGTCAGACTCGCGCAGCTTCGCGACCATCTGCACCGCCTTCGGCACCAGTGCGGATGCAGGCGTTGCCGTGCCGAGGCAGCGAAGGCGAATCTCATCGTGCATGGCGTTACACGTTGACGCCAGTCAGCTCCGCGGTCAGCTTGAGTTGCTCGCCAGTCTCCAGGGTCTTCGGTGTTGGAAAGCGAGCGGCAGCAAGGAGGATGCCGCTCGCGGAACCCTTGAGGGGGCTTGAGGACAGACCGAACCCGTAGATCGTCACGGCGCCAGTGGCAGTGATCACACCTTCGCTTGCCGTGTTTCCGATCACCTGCCCAGCCGCGGCACCCTCAACGAAGGTTGGGCGGCTGCCTTCAGCGTACTGCGTGGTGGCTTCGATGGCCGCACCGGGAAAGCTGGCCGCGTCGTCGGCCACCGTGGGGGTGTAGTTACTGGTGAACGGGACGATGTACCACGTGGTAATTTGGGCGGCACCGTGAAGGGTAACGTCCAACATGTGGTTGATGCCTTGGTTTGTGACCATTTTGTTTCCTTGGGTTATTGAATGGATGCACCTTTGATTATTTCACCTTCGGTGTAGCCCATGCTCACGAACGGGCTATTCGCACCGCTTGGAGCAAGCGACGCGATGAGTTGCCTGACGCCGTCTTTCTCACGAACGACGGCCGCGCCCCGCGAAGCGCCGGGGAACACGACCTTGTCCTGTGAAATGTTTGTCACCTGCCCTGACGGCTCAGCCAGGACGAATCCACGCGGGGATGCCCACCCGACCATCGGGGCATTCGGCATCGACACCGTGGTGCCGGGGTATGCCCCGTATGGGGTCACCTGTCGGTTCTGCTGGCCTCCAAACTCAAAGCCCGAGAGGAAGAGCACCTCACCATCTCCGTTCTCACCGAGCGTGCCGACATAGACGCCGTCGAGCGTCGGCGCGATGAGCGATCCGGGCTGCGGGAACTGCAAGAAGTTCGTCGACGGACGGAAGACGCCTGGGCGAAAGGGCTCTGACCAGTACAGCGTGGTGCCGCGAAAACCCACCAGTCGCCCAGCAACCATGGCGATGACCGAGCAAGCAGGGAACGGCGCCTCGAAGAGGGTCTCCAAAAACGGCCCGTCGGGTGGCGAGTCAATTCGCGTGGTGCTCACCCCGACCCCGAGGGATGCCGCTTCAAACAGCGATGCCTCGTTCGCGTGCGAGCAGTAGACTCGGACAGCCACCGCGCCAGGAGGCGGGGTCACAGGGATGCCGGTGATCGTGATTCCCTGCCCATCGAGCAGGTCGACGGCGGCAGGGAGCGACGGGGGTGACTCTTCGCCGTCCACCCCGAGCCACACCAGGGCGAGGGTGTAACGCCCAGCGCGCAGGAGGCCGTTTTCTACGGGTGTCAGCCGCGGGCTTCCTGGTGCTTGGATCGACAGGCGCACCGCCGGGCCGGTAGCGAACACCTTGCCGATCGCCGAGGCGCCATCCGAGAACGCAACCGCGCCGTCGGGCATCATGGTGTAGGTGATTGGGCTGCCAAGCTGGACGCTGGCCACGGTGGTGACACCACCCCTGGTTGTCCGCTTCAGTTCCGCACCATCGGCGTGGAGCATGAACCCAGGTGCTGCATAGAGTGAGTGGCAGCGGTCACCCGCAACGATGGGTAGGGTGGCATGCCCCTCACGTGTCCGCAGCGCGCCGCCGGGGATCACGTCCATGTTCGTGATGTCGCGCACGTGACCCTGCGGAACCGCGAAGTCGGGGGCCAGCATGTTCATGCCGCCCGCGAAGCGAGGGAGTTTTTCAGCGGACATTCACAGCCTCTCGTTGGGTGTGTCTCATGCGAGACACCTTGGCGGATTATACAGAAAGGCTCAGACGGTGTTGGATTGCGTGAGACCGACGTGAGTCCGCCGACCATGGTGGGCAGGAGTGGCCCAGGTCGGCGGTGGTCTGCGGTTTTACGGGAGGATGAGGCCCGTCAAGCGTCCACCACAGACTGGGACATGCGCTTGATCTTTTCACTCAGCAGTGGGGTGCGAAGCCTTGCCGGATGAAGTGCCATCCGGCGGGCGTGCAGCGCGAAAATGGCGCCGCACCAGTAATTGATGAGCCAGTTGGTCATGCGCGCTTCCGTTCTGCGACGAGCTGCTTGATGGTCTTGCCACCGGTGAACTGGAAGTGGGCTTTCTCGCGTAGCTTTCCGGTCCAGCGGCCGGCCCACTCAAGGCCGAGGTCTTCACCGATGCACCCGAGCTTCGCGTAGGCCACGTCGTCGGACCACATGGCCTTGCCGTTGATCAGCGGGACACAATCCCACGCCACGGCGTGGTTGTGCCAGCTCTCGCCAGGGCGGGCGTTGGTGACGATCTTCCCGGGCTTGGTGCGACCTTGGGCGTAAAGTTCGGCCTGGGCCTCGTCGTCACGCAGGGTGCAGTAGATCAGCACGTCGATGCCTTGCTTGGCAGCCTCGGCCTTGAACTGAATGGCCAGCTTGGCCACGTCAGGGCGAAGGTCTTCGATGCGTCGAGAGGCGATCATTTGATTACGTCCTCCATCTTCTTCGTGGCCCACTGCTCTGCCAGGAACAACAGACGGGTGCCCATGTGGCCACCAACGCCAGCGGCGACGGCGCAGAAGCTGGGCGGAAGACCGAAGCCGTCGGCTGCCATGTAGGCACCAAGGCCGACGATACCGGAGACGACCATCTCGCCGATCAGCTCGACGACGTTCACCGAGCGGGTGTGGCCGGCGCGCACCTTGCTGTACCAGTTGATGAAGCCGCCACCGAAGGCGGCGCCGATGGCCAGCAGCCACGTTGCATAGGTCCAGGTTGTTGGGTCTTTTTCAGGCATCACAGCCCTCCGTACTGAACCACCCGAACCTTCGAGCGGTAGCGGTCCATCTCGGCCTTGGCCTGGGCGCAGTACGCAACGAAGGCGCTGCCGTGGCGGTCGGATGAGTCTTTGTCGTAGGTCTCGCTGTCCTGCTTGAGGAAGGCGAGGTGTTTCATCCAGTCGAGCAGGTGGATGTGATGGTCTTCGTTGACCTCGTCCATCGTGTGCGTGCCGTCCACAATGTGGGTCAGCGGCAGGCGATAGACTTGAAGGTTCACCACGTCGTCGGCTGCCGGGATGCGCACCCACTTGACGAGGCCCTCTTGGTTGCCAATGACCATGTATCGGATTTCGCCGACACCACCGTCGTTGTAGAGGGAGTTGCTGAAGCCGAAGTCATCCCGACGCATCAGGTTTCGATCCGTCCAGTTCGTGACTTCGATGTCCTTGCCATCGGACTCGCGCGTGGCCGTGTCGAAGCGCAGGATCAACTTGCTCACCTCCGCCGTCGCCTCGCCGGCCACGACGTTCACCCTGGTGATCGGTGAGGTGAAGTCGTGGATGCCGCCGGTGAGGCGCACGAAGCGACGGTAGGCTGCGTCGGCGTAGCGAACGATCTCCGTGTCCTTCCAGAGGTACGGGGCGACCTCATCGACCACATCGCTCCGAAACGCTTCGATCAGTTCGCCGGAGTTGACCATTACTCAGACTTCGCGGCTTGGTAGGCCAACCATGCCTTCTTGGTTT